GGCTGTGCGCGGGTCGTAGACCTTCTTGCCCTTGACGATCAACGAAACGTTCGGAATGCCGCCGACGAAGACTTCGGTGTTCCACTTCAGTCGGACGTAGACGCACGCAATGTTGGTCAGCTTGTGATCGGATGTCCACTTGCCGTCGGTCAGGCTTGCCGTGTCGGTGATTAGCGTTGCAAAAGCAGTCTGACCAGATGCACCGCGCTTCTTGTAGATCTCAGCATACCCAGCATACTTGCCAGTCGCGCTGCCGTCGCCGGCCCCAGTTAGGACCAAGTCCTCGTTGAAGTAGACGTCGCCTAGCTCCTCGACCTCATGACCGGCGACCGCCAGCACCATATGCAGGAACTCGTTTTTGCTCCCGGTCGTGGAAAGGTAAACGATTGCTCCTGCGACCTTCGCTCGACCATAGATGATTTGTCGCGCTGCAATCGGTGAGCGGATCATCTGACCTCGCGAGCCGAGCGAGTCGGCCATACTCGGCATCTTCGGCGCAAGCAGCTTCGATGTAGCCATCGACGCGCCGATGACAGCGATGCTCTTGACGATGAAGATCGCGGTTGCCTGCGAGATCGCGATGCCGACCGTCTGTAGGCCAAGCCAAAGATAGTAAGCAGCGTTTACGATTAGCGTCGGCATGGATCAGAATTTCCAGAATGTAGCGTCGGGATCCTCGTCGGTACGCGCGAAACGTAAGCCGTCTTCCCCTACAAAGGCGCTGTTTAGTCCAAGGACGATGCCAACGCACTTGCCTTGGCCTGACTCGCGGACGATTAGATCGCCAGCCGATGCCTGCTCTTGCGACACGCGCACAAATCCAGCATCACGAAGGCAATTCCTCACCAGCGCAGGAACACCACCGAACTGGGTATAGATGTCATGCGCTCCCATTGCCGACGAGTAGGACTGGCGAAACGCTATCGCTGGATCCTTGCCTGTAACAAGCGCGACCCAGTCGGCAGCGAACAGGCAGCAGTCGTGCGAACCCCACTCAAAGGCGCGCTCGCGACGTGCCTCGATAAAGTCAGCCAAAAGCGTGCGCCAGTTGTCCGCTCGGCTCATATGATGCGGTCAGGATTCCGATCGGTTTCCGGCGCATCGTTGCCGCCGTTCCACAACCCAGGATTTGTGGGATTAGGACTGCCCCAGTAGATCGTCTTTTCTTGGATTGCATTGACGAACTCCAGGCCCTTGTCGGTCGCGTCGATCGTTCCTTGCTCCTCGTCGGTGTAGCGCGACTCCTTCACGCGCCTAAAATCCACTAGCCGAGATTCGGCGCTCATCGTGATCTGTGCAGTCTCGCCGTCGTCCGAGATTGCCATCACGTCCATGCGACCTAGAAAAACGGTAACTGGCGAAGCGATCAGTCCAGCCGTGGTAGACAGCGCGCCAAGCTGTACCGAGCAACTTCTGCCTTGGTAGTTCTCATTAAGCGCCAGCGAGATGAAGGCAGTCGGAATGCCCGAAAGCTGAAACATCAGACCACGCGCCGAGAGATCCGTCGTCTCCTCGATTGGCGCAATCGTTCCCATGTCGCCTGTGCCAAGGTATGCCTTTCCTGCGTAAGTCAGAGTTCCATATCCGGTCCACAGATAAACCGGAGTTGAGAAAGCCATCTCGACCATCAGAATCGGTGACAGCTGCGCAGTCGTGACCTCGGCCACCATGCCAGCCGTCATGGTTCTGCCTGCTGCGGTGATGCTCATTGCGGAATCTCCTCTACGATAGAAAACGACACGCCGTAAATGCCGGCCAATTCAATCGACCAGTCGGTCTGATTGTTGCCTAGACGGAAGACGCCTTTAGGACTTGAGGTCACAATTGACGTGCCAGCTGCGTAGCTCGCACGCAGCACGGGAAAGACATCTACGGAACTTGATGAGTTGACCTGAATGACCTTGTAGAGCGACGTTGAGATTTGCAGCCAGTCTCCCACGGCGAAGGTGCCAGTCGCGCCAGAGATGCCAAGCGTCGTTCCGTTGGCCGTGGCGCTCGCGACGGTCAGCGTGCCAGTGACATTGCCACGCGGAGCGCTGTTGCTGTAGTCGCGGAAGTAGAACGTGCCACGCTGCGCAGCCAACAGAAATGCGATGACCTGCTCGGCGTCCGAGCGCACCATCGGAGGACACTCGACTGAGCCGAGCCACCCCTGCCCAGGCCAGTTGTACTGCTGCACCTGAAACGTGAACGGAGAGACCGAGCGAGAACGCGCCGAGACTCCGGTCAGCGATAGCTTGCTAACCTTAAACGGCGAGGGCGGCGTGAGTGGGTATGAAATAGCCATGGCTTAGGCAAAGGCGCTCCGGTAAGAACCACCGCGGCGCACAAGGTCAGGAATCTCGACGCGCAGACGCTTGCGCTCATTCTCAAGGATGGGCTGCAACTCAGCGCGAGAAACACCGGACTGGATATTGTAGGAGATGTTGATCGTGGGACCGCCGGCCGCGCTGCCAACTTGCCCCATTCGGTCGTTCGGAATCACGGTTCCGCTCGATCCAGGCACGAACAGCTCCGGCCCTTTTTCACCGACGATGTAGGGTGAGCCAGCCTTGGCGGGTCCACCTTCAGCCAAGAAGCCGAGGCCAGCGTTGATGAAGTTACCAATCGACGACGCCAGCGGAGCGGTAATGACGTTGCGGAAGATCAGCCGCATCAGATCCAACGCAAGATTCTTGAGGACCGCGGATAGTTTCTCGCCGGAGAAAATGGCATCCTCAAAACTCATCGCGATCATGTCGCCGGCCTCTCGTCCCAGTCGGCGCTGTTCTTCAAGTAACGGCGCAAGTTTTTCGTAAACCTGCGTCAGTTCCTTCATTTTCTCGGTGCGCAGTTCGATGTCGTCTGCACCGATGGACGCCATGTCCTTGAGGATCGTTGCTTCTCGTGCGCGAATGCCGGTGATCCGATCAGCAAGTGATGCTTGGCCGGAGTAAATGCGCGACTGTGCAGCACCGAGATCCTCGATTGATGCCTGATAGGCTTTCTGAGTCGCTAGTTGATCCTCCTCGATCTTGCGACCGAGGGTGAGAATGTTGAGCCGCGTCTGACTCAGCGCGATCTGATCCTCAAGAAGCCGATTAGCTTGCTCGGTGGTGTCGGCTGAGTTGTTCGCAATGCGCGACTGGAGTTGCTCGGCCTCAAGATTGAGCGCAATCAGTTGCTGGGCATCGGTTCGCTTTGCTACTGCCAAAGCTTCGGCAGCCGCGGCCTGTTGCTGCATCAGCTGGAGATTCTTAGTCTGCGCTTCTAGCTCCTCCTTGTTCGTGCCGGTGATGACGTTTGAAATCTTCTCAGCAATTGCGTCCATGCTGAGACCCAGCGCGACCATCGCCATCGAGACGCCACGCTGGATACTGAAACTGCGCTGAATGCTTCGACCTGCTTTTTCCGCAGTATTTGATAATCTTCCAAGGCTGTTTTGCACAGAAGCAAAAGCCTGCCGAGTCGAATCAACTGCGCGGATATTGAATACTGCTTCAGCCATGTTTCTTGGTCACCTGCTGTTGATAATGTAGATAGGCAAGCCAGCCGGTCAGTTCTTGTGCTGGCATCTGCATGACCTCATGCGCGAACTTGCCGAGTTTCTCCGCTAGTGCATAGATGGCGAGGAGATCGGCACCCTCGCCACCGTGAATCAGTTTTTTAGTTCTTCAACTGGCGGCGCAGCCTCCGACAAGATGAAGTTAGCCACTCGCGCAATGAGATTAGAGTCCGCCTTGTGCAGCAAAGTCATCCGGTGGTCAGCGTTGAACAGCTTGGTGCCGTCCTTGTCTGTTGCCTTCAGAATGAGAACGTCCACGAGAAGTTCCATGTCGTTCTCTTTGGCTTTGCGGTATAGGCGATTCTTCTCGGCCAGCGTGACTGGCGTTGCGTAGATCGTCAGCTTCCACTCTGGCACCTCGATTGAGCGAGTGCCGAGTGCGGCGAAGTGTTCGCGTACTAGGTCGATTGCATCCATTAGACCGTAACGGTGCTCAGAGCGCCGTTCCCTTCGATGGAAATTGCAGCTTCTACCATCCCGTCGAACGCAGCGCTGATGTCGAACTTTGTCACGATACCACCGCCCGAGTAGTAGGTATCGCCAGAGTCGGCACCTTCCGGATAGAGGTTGACCGTGACGGAGGAGCCGATGGTCAGCGATAGCTGGCCGGCATCAGCCTCGTCCCAGTAGAGATCGCCCGACACCGACCAAGTCTTCATCGTGGCCTTGCGGGTGCGGTAGGTATCTCCGATGACGGAGTCTTCGACGACATCCGACGAATGCGCGAGCGAGTAGTTGCGCAATTCACCGATGGTGGTGCTGCTGATTTTAACGGTGCCTTCGCGGCCGAGGTGGTTAGCCATATTAGTCAGTGGTTAGATAAATGCAGTTGAAGGTATGACGCGCGACGCCCCAGCGCTTGTCCTCGTCGTCCTCTATCACATATTGGACGTTTGTCAGATGTAGGTCATCGCAGACACCGCCGAGCGTAACGTCTTCCAAAACAGCGGCCTCGACCGCAGCCGAGCCATCGTCGAATAGGTCGTCAATGTAGGTCACGCCGGTCTGTGCCGTGAAGTAGTCCACGTTCACGGTAAGCTGGCGATACTGGACGCGGTTGCTTGGCGCTAGCGACCGGACCTCGATCTGCTCGTCAACAGCGTAGACTGCCGCGGAAGGAAAGGAAACCGATTGGAGCGTGTTGTTTCGCCCTAGCAGCAAATTAGCGGTCGGCACGACAGCACCACCGGCGGTTAACTTCGCGCCAATTGCGTTTCGGATCTGTGTTCTAGTACTCATGCTACTTGCTCAAAATGAATTTAACTCCAGTTCCGGACTCATGAAGACCGATCAAAGGATTTACTTTCATCGGCCTTTCCTTTACACGCATAAATCCAAGGTTAATAGCTTTGCCGGCCAAAACTCGTTCCAGCTTGATTTCAGTTGTGGCAATTCTGCTTCTTAAAACTGCATCAACTGTTCTTTGATAGTTTGGAATTTTTACGTTCAAATTCCGACCAACTATAAATGGGTTCCTTCCGAAGTTGTACTGAACCGAACCAGACTTTCCTTTGAATCTATCGGAAAACTTTTTGTACCGAACGCCTGTTACTCGTGCAGATGGAATCCATCCAGAAGCAGTCCAGCCTACACGACTTTGGATCTCATTCCTCAGCGCCTTAAAATCTCCAGAATACGAAGCAAAGTTAGTTTTACTTGGAATTCGTCCTCTGATGTTTCGCTTCTTCTTATGTTCTGCCGCTAGTTGATCGACGCTATTAAAAAGGTGCATTCCGTACCAATGCTTGAGATTCGGGTTTTGGAATAGCTGATTGAGCTTTTCGGTCTGCCGCGTTCTTACATATCGAGAAATGCTTTTATAAAATCCACCTTCAGTGACTCGCGATTTGAAGTATTCGTATTTTAGCGGAACCGAAAGTCGGTTCATGTCTCCAGAAATCGCGTTCCTTCCCTCGGATAGACTTTTAGGAGGAGTAAACTGGATCAAAAGTTTCGTGACGTATCCTGCTTCTTCGCGAATCACGCTGCCATAATCTACACGCGCAGCGTCTGCCAGCCGTGCCAGCTTCATTTCCAACTCACGAGAACGGAAATCAACTGCGATCATATCGACTTGCGAACCTCCATCTGCACGCCGGATCCTTCCGCGTCGAACTCCAGGTTCTCGATAAAGTAGGTTACGCCAGCGCGCACAACGTTAGTCGTGAGCTGCGGTGCCGTGACGACCTGCGACGCCAAAAAGAACACCGTATACCGACCCTCATCGCGCCGCTGATCCTCAAAGGACTGAAACACGTTGCGCGAGTTCGCCCAAACGCCCGTGATGGTCACTCCAAAGATCGAGAACGTGATGCCGGCTTGATCTTGAATGGCGCTGAAGTCGGCTTCCAGCAGAGCAGGATCGAAATCGCGGACGGTCATACCTATGCTCCAAATGTCACAACCACTGACTTTTCGGTGATGGTGTCGTCCTGCGGCGTACCTGAAGGTATATGGTAGTACCTCTCGCGGACGGCATCGCAAATGATTGCGGGAGCGCTGTTGATCGTCATGACCTCGCGAGCGTCACGCAAGATGCGGATCAGCTCGGGAATATCGCGAGCGGTAATGAACAGCGACTCAGACCAGCCACGCCAGACGCAGGCTTCCACCTGCTTAGGGTCGGCAAGGATACGCATCGGTGCCTTGAACTGCGCGAAGGCGTACTGACAGACCATCGCTGGGTTGTACTGGACGGTCTGCGAATAGCCAAACGGCGAGACAATCGCCGTCAGCGGCCCCATAATCGCGTCGTCCATCGCCGGTCGCGGATCGAGCTTGTCGAAGACAATGCGACGATCCATGCCGGCCAACTCAGGAACAAGACCGTAAACGTAATCAGCCCACGACTTGCCGCTAGCTCGAAAGTCTGCGTAGCGCTCAGGCCAAATCTGTAAGTCGATCCTCTTGGCCTTTCCTGCTCGACCAGGCGCAACAGGCGTTGCGTAGCTGACGACATCAAAGAGCGAGTGATACTGCGGCAGGCACTCAATCAGCACCTCGACGCCTTGACCTGCAAGATGTCGCGCAATGGGCAGGCAGCGCAGCACGTCTCCGAGCCGCTCATGGTAGACCAGCACAACGTTTTTCATATGTCGCCAGCGATGACCCAAGGTTGCTTGTCGAGGAACTTGAAATAGTCGCACAGCCGCACGTCGCCCTTGCTTTTCTGCAATCGACGCCAGCCGTCGACTAAGCCTTCGTACTGGTAGAACTGCTCCTTAAATGCAACCTGCTCCTCGGTGAAGTAGGCGTAGTGGTCGAACACAAGACCCATCGCTCGCGTTGTCTCGCGCGGAACGTAGCTCGCCCAAGCGTTCAGCACCGGAGGTTCGTGGCTGTTGAAGCGGAGTCCCGGCGCCATCTTCCACGCGCGGAACCATTCGTATGACATCGAGCCAAATCCTTGCCGCGTCGTCACGACCTTGCTCGGCCCGACGAAGTAAAAACAGTCGAACTGCGCGAAGTCGCCAGGCTGCTTGTCCTGCAACATCTCGTAGATTCGCTCTAACTGGTCAGCAGTCCAGAACTCGTCGGCGTCGATCTGCATGACGACGCCATCGGTGACGTCTTCCATGGCTGCATTGACCATTGCGATCTTGCCAGCCCAAGGACCGAGCCTCCACGTCACGCGCACGCGCGGATCATTGATGCTGTCTAGGTACTCAGTTGTCCCGTCGATCGATAGCCAGTTCCGGTGCCAGCGGTCCTGCACCTCGGCACACCAGCTTGTACACTCCTGCGGACGCGAGACGCCTTCGACAATGTGCCAGCGCCACGGGATCGTTAGCTTCTGGAAAATCGGCAACTGCTTATCGATGAACGGTTTCCCGTTCAAAACGATTGTGAAGATGGTCAGCATTGCGTGATCCAAGACTGACCGACAATCGTGTATCGCCCGACCGTCTCAGCGACAGCGCGTCGCACTCCATCGTATCCGCCGAAGTCATGACCAGCCAAGTAGCCGCCAGGCTGCACCTTTTTGCTCCAATGGATAATGTCCGAAAGGACATCCTCGTACTGATGCGATGCGTCGATGAAGACCGCAAACACCGACTTGTCGTCGAACAGCTTTGATGCCTCGGTCGACGGCAGCGGCAAGCAATGCACCGCGTGCAGGATCGGCTTAATGTTCTGAAGGAAGTGACCGACCATTGAACCAGTCGCAAGTTGCGGATGGCCTGCGTGCTCGATACTGCCTCGGAACGTATCGACCGCGTAAAGCTGCAACTGTTTCTGGCTCTTGATCGCCTCGACTCCGAGGAACGCCATCGACCGACCACGCCACGAACCGACCTCAACGATCGTCGCACCGACCGGCGCTTCCTCGATAAAGCGCGAGTAAATGTTCGCGTAGTCGAACCAGTTCTCACCGAACCGCGACTCATGGAAAAAGTGGTTCATGGATTGCGTGCCTCAAACAGTTCCTTGCCGCGCTTGTACCGCTCGCTCTTGTTGTTGTGGTGGTAAGTCGGATCGAGTGGACCGTTGCTGAAGTGCGGATGATCGTGAACGAACGTCACTTTGTCGCGCGCATCAACGACGATGTTGTCGGCCCAGGCTCGATGACTGAACTCGTTGTCTGAGAATACCGACTCGTAGCCGGCGAAGAACATATCACCTTGAGCCTCCCAGCGAGCGCGCGACATAATCGCCATGCACATCAGCTCGTCTTTGCGGTGCCCGTCATGTACGGCGATGGCTAGTTGCTCCTTCTTAAGATCACGCAGCGCGACTAGTTCCAAGAGCTGCAAATCCCAATGCAGCGGCGGCAGCCAGTCGTCGGAAAGCTGGATCAGCAGGTCGCCGCGCGCCTTGCGTGCGCCCAGGTTCCAGGCTGCAACGCAGCTCTGCTCCTTACTGGTGACGTGGACGAACTGCTGCGACATCTCCATCGAGACGCTGTCATCAAGGTCCACACAGAAGATGTGCTCGACGTTGGCCGGATTGGCAGCGGCTTGCAGGAAGGCTTCACGGCAGGCAACGGCTTTGCTGGATCGACCGCGCGTGGCATGGATCAGCGAGATCGTCGGCTGCTTGCCGGCGTGAAAGTGGTCTTGTAGGGCCTGCGCTCGCTCGACGTGGCCTGCGTAGCGTGCCGCGCGTGCCGCTAGATCGATTCCGTACCAGCCGTAATGCTTAGCCTCATGCGTCCACGGTCGGTCCTCTAATGGCGGTTCTGGACGCTCTAGCGCTCGTTCTGCCCAGTAGTAGGCACGCTGTCGGTCGCCCTTCTCAAAGTAGAGCAGGATGAGCGCGTTCAGCGCCTCGCGACACCACGGGAAGACGCCATGCGCTTGCAGACAGTAGTTGATGGACTCGCGATGATTACCGCAGCAGCGCGCCACGTTCAGCAATGCCTCGTACTTAAACGAGTCTTGCAGGTTCGGCATCGAGATCGCCAGCTTGCCGAACTCCTCCGCCGCCTTGAAGTTGCCAGAGCAGTAGTGCTCTTGGTGAATGTAGAAATACTGCGACGCAGCGTCCCGTACCGAGTTCCGCAGGATCCGCAGGTTGCGGTGCCGGTTCTCGCGCTTGACCTCCAGCGGCGCATGGATCCAAACCGGATCGTCGAGGTCGATGTGCTTGTCGCCGGCGAGCAGCAGCAGGTTTTCGTGGACATCGTGATGCCACTTGCGACCAGCCTCAAAGACCGTGCGCCGGATAGCACGCTCGCGGAACAGCTTCTTGCTGGTGCCTCGGACGTCGTAAAGGAAGCGCGCCATCGACACCTCATCAGGCAGACCAGCCAGAACCTCCTTGAGCCGATCTGCGTTGTCGAGCAGGTCGTCGCAATCGCACCAGATCAGCCAATCTCCGGTGCCTTGGCGAAAGGCTTCGTTGCGCGCTTCACCGAACGAGTCGACGTGCTCCCAATGTTCGGATCCAGGCTGGTTTAGGTGCTCGCGGAAACGGAATGTCTTGTCCTTGGCCTCGCACCAGTCACGCGCGATGGACAGCGTGCGGTCAGGCTGGCGGGCGCCGATAGCTCGTACCAGCGACAACTCATCAAAGGCTGGACTGAATGAGTCCAGCATTCGCTCAATGTGGTGTTCCTCGTTCCCGCAGATGACGCAAAGCGATACGCGCATTGCGTAGCGCGAACCGTCAAAAAGAAAATCCCCCCACCCGCTACGCAGGTGAGGGGAGAACACAACAACCCTAACAGAGATTAGCTATACTGGGTCGCCACGAGCTGGGCACTATTTGCATTGACCACCTTCTCCG